ATTGTTTTATGATATTACAATTTTGTCCTCTTTTACAGAAGGTAAGTGTAGAAATATACTTGTGATTTAGGAATACCCGCGCGCCTTTTTCAAGTTTCTGTATTACGGGTGCTAGAATAGCTTTTGCCGCATCACTTAAATGTTTTGCTTTTTCTCTGGAAAAATTACCTCGATTAGCTCTCTTTATCTTGTCCCAGTCAATATAACTCTTACGATAACGAGCTTTCTCTTTCTTAAAAGAGTAGAGTTTGCCCAGCTGGTCTTTGTTATTTGGAGCTTCCTGCTCCTGTTTTTGTACTAAAATAGCCATTTTCTTTATTGTTAGTTAGTTTAAATTCAAAACTTTTTGACCTAACCAACTACAAACGGCTTGACAGTAAAAGAATACTTTACTATTCTAAGACCAATCGTTGCTGGTTTAGTCGTTATTGGATAAAAAAGCGCGGTTGACGTGTCGTTAGATACATCTTATTGGTTAGTACTAAAAACAAACTTTTAAATGCCTGGTAAGCCGTAAAGTGAGTTTCTTTAGTTTAACTTTCTAAATTATTTTATTTGTTCTTAATAAATTATTCCTTTTCTTTATTGTTTATGTTCTGTAGATTAGAGATATTATTTTTTAATGTCAAGAATATACAAAGACTAATTTTGTAAAGTTTTTATTATTACTCATGCAGGATAAAGCTCTTCTTAAAAGTGCTATTAAACATTTTAGTGGTTACTCTAAAAAATTTTGTGAAGTATTTGATGCTTTAATTGATATATCTATTGATAATAAGGTAAGGATTAATATTAATTCTTTATCCCTTAGTTCAGGGATGAAAAAATCTACTATATATTTTGCTATACAAAGATTTCAAAAAGATGGATTAATTGAAAAAAATGATCGTCGTTCAAGTGAAATTTTTTTTAAACAAGATAAGTTTGACTATTATTTAGCTCTATTAAAAAATTTAAAGCAACATATAGAAAAAAAATAATATTCTTAATTTATTCTTATTTTAGTCTTGACAATATAATTTCCATACATTATACTAATCTATAAGTAAGGCATAAAAAAACGCCTGAAGCTATGAACTTCAAACGTTTTTATGTATTACTTGTTGAGAATATTTTTACTTTCGAAGGCTTAAATATTCTCAACTTTATCAACTCAACCTTTAACAGGAGAATTATATGCATAATAGCAACAATTCCGCCTTAAGTAAAGATAGAATCTTTGGGGCATCAAATCACACCAATATCAATTCCGTATTTAACAGTGTATCAAGCTTAGAAGACTTTAGCGTTGCTAAGGCTAAAGAAACTTTAAAGAAAATGCTACTTCCGACTAAGGAAGCCGTACAAGTATTTTCTAATCTTGAGCAATTAAGGGAAGCGATAAAAATCTCTAATGAGCGTCAAGCTATAAAATTACCAACCAACATAACGGAAACACCTAAATTTCATGAAGCTAAAGCCGAGAGCGTAGAATTATCACAATCCACTAAAGAAACTTTCGCTAGAATAGGCGAGCGAGTAAGAAGTAAATCACTTAACGAGCAAATAGAAGAAGCAAGAAAACATTTTAAACAAACATTTGTTAAGCAACAAACAAAGAGAGCTAGAAAATATAACATTCCTTTTGATGCAAGCAGCGTAGATTACCATCAATTAAGCAGAAAGATTGACCAATACGAGTTTTTGCTAGATGAAGCAAAGAGATGGGACATTTCTTGGGATATCAAGATTTACGACCCAGTGGCGTTAGAACAAGAGCTAGAGGAAACCAGATCAAGATATTGGGGGGAAACTAGGACTATGCGTAGCGATTACTATTCTTCTGTAAGGGTATAGTTATGAACGTAGACATGGAAAACCTATATTACAACGATTGGAAAAGTAGGCAATTTATCAAACGAAATGAGGATAGATATAAGGAGCATGTTGCAAAAAACCCAACGGCTCGTTTAATTGATGAAGCATTAAAGAGTTTAGTTAATAACAAAGCACACTCTAAACCTAATAATTCTCGGGAGGTAGCAGTATGACTACCTCCAATAAAGAAACCAAAGGAAAACAGAAGTTTAATGCAATATTTAGCCATTACGTTGCCGTTAAATACGAACCTCACTATGTATTTACCACTGAAAATGCACTGTTAGTTAAGTGTTACGATTACCCCGACATGATCGGGGAATTAAATGCTTATGATAAGGTAAGCCTTACTGCTGACATTCAAGAAACGTGCAAAGAAGGCGTGATACTTAAAAACGTAGAATGGAGGCCGGTAAATGAGTAATAGAGAGACTTTTTTGCTTGATCGTAAGCTTGGAATAGGGGGTAGTGACATTGCCCCTATCATGGGACTATCGCCGTACTCCACGTCTTTAGATGTTTACAGAGACAAGATGAACCCTGCTGTTATTTATGAGGAGGAAAGCGAGGATTTAAAACGAGGGGCCAGAGTTGAGAAGTATATTTTGCAGGAATACTGTGAGGTTAATAATTGCTCTCTTGAAACTAACCTACCGCCCTTTACTGACCCCAAGTATCCGTTTATGCGGGGTAATGTTGACGCAAAGGTAGTAGGGGAGAATGTAATCGTTGAGGCTAAGTCCACAAAATGCCCGATTGCTAAGTGGGAAGAGGGAATACCCGAGTACTATAGAACACAAGTGGCATACTATGCCATGCTTACAAATGCCGAGAGGGTAGACGTTCCTGTGTTATTCAGTAATTGGCAATATGCCTGTTTTACTTACTGGCGGGACTATGAGTATGAAGCTCGTATCAAGAAAGCAGTTATAGATTTCTGGAACAATTACATTGTAGCAGGTATTCCGCCTGAACCTTCAACCCCTGCTGAGTTGCAAGAAGTTTATCCTAAATTAGAGACTGCCAAAACAATCAAAGCCGATAGTGATATTAGGGAAAAGATTAACATATGGCAGGAAACTGCAATGAAACGTAAAGAACTTGAGAAACGAGAAGAAAGGCTAAAAATCGAAATTCAAAGTTTTATGGGTGATGCGGGTATTCTTGATGCGGGGTTCTGCAAAGTGGCCTTAAAGGAAAGAACTGCTACCAGACTTGATACCGGTGCATTAAAAGAAGCGATGCCTGAACTTTACAGGGAATACTCAAACGATAATACATATAGAATTCTACAAATTATAGGAGGATGAAATGAACGGAGCAATACATGCAAGAAATAACCATAACGAAGAATTATATCAAACTGCGATGTCGGTTTATGAAGTAGAAAACTCGCAAAACGAAAATAAAGCCCATAGGGAGCTAAATAATACAAACATAGATAATCTTAGCTTAAATACCGACTTTAACTCTGAGGGAGCTTCTATGAAGGTTATAGAGCAGGATAAGGTCGCAGCAATAGTACCCAAACCAAAAGACGGAATATATGAGTTATGTAGTGCAAGGAAAGACAAATTATTGCCGTTTCTAAATAACAATACACTGCTTTTTGAGAAGCTAGCTAGGTCTTTTGCATGGGAAATCAATACCAATGACAAGCTAAGAGCGTGTAGTCAGTTATCGATAGTAAATGCTTTTTATAAATGCTGTGAGTACGGACTAGACCCTGCCTCTTCACTTGGACAAGCCTGGCTTATTTCTTATAAGTCAAACATTGATTTGCAGATAGGTTATAGAGGGTGGCTAAAACTGCTCCTTAATAATCCGCTTGTTTCTAACGTTTACTCTTACGGGGTATATAAGGATGATTTCTTTGAGTATGAACTCGGAATGAATCCTAACATTAAGCATGTGCCGTCAAAAGAGAAGCAGCACAAAGATAATCTAATTGCGACTTATGGAGTGGTGAAACTTAAATCGGGCGAGGCTCAAATCAAGGTGTGTTTTAGGGATGAGATTAACGAGAGCATGGAATGTTCCTCGGGGTCTTATAAGTCCGACTCGCCGTGGGTAAAACATTTTGAAGCTATGGCGTTAGTCGTGCCTATTCGCAAGCTTGGGAAGAATTTAGGCTTACCGCTAAAGATTGAGGATTTTGGCGAGAGTATAAATTAACAAACTAGAAGTATTAAAGGAGGTTTAGATGATAAGTACGGCAGAAATTGAATTAATAGGGTACGTAGGGAAAGACCCTATATTACCGAAGCCTAATGAATACCCGAACTTTGTAACTTTTTCAGTGGGGGTATCTAGAACATGGAAAGATAAACAGGGGAAAGAACAAAAAGAAACAACGTGGTTTGAGTGCAACACTAATTCGGAGGGACTTGCAAAAGTAATAAAAGCATATGTAACGCAAGGGGCGGGGGTACTGGTTAAAGGTTATCCGAAGCTAAGAACTTACAATGATAAATCAGGCAACGCAAAAGGTTCTATAGAGGTAAATATCAATCACATAAACCTCTTAACAAGTAGCAAAGAGAAGCAGACTAATGGCGAAATCTCAAGGGAAAACTATATAACCGAGATAGAGGAATTATCAAAGCTTGATGATGAAATTCCATTTTGAATAAAAAGTAATAGATAAAAGCCTACTTGATAAGTGTACACTTATCAAATAATATCAGAGCAAAAACAGTTTATAAGGAGTAATTAAATGTTAATCAACAAGAAAAATCAAAGAGAAAAAATTATGAAAAGCGATCAACACAAGGAGCTAAAAGCTAAATTGGTAATTTACACGAAAGTAGGAGCATATCTTGGAGTAATAGCGGTTGTTATGTCGGGACATTCAGCTTTAGCCGCCGATTGGTTTAAGGTTGAAGAGATTAAAGACGGGATGATTTCACCGCTTTACAAACTTGTAAATGACAACATAGGCAAGTTAGCCATTGCCGTTGGATTAGGTACGACATTTCTTGCTCGCGGAGGAGATATGTGGCAGAAAGGAATGGCATTTGGGCTAGGGTCTCTTGGTACTGCGGGAGCAATAAAATTGTCTCAAATCGTAATACCGGTGGCCTAAAAAATATGCAAACAAGAATGTGGGAGGCTTTGCGAGCCGAAATCAAAATATACGGGATGCCTTTACTTGGAGTGATTATGGCTATGGTCGGAGTACTTATAGCAATGACGCTATTTAGTCTTATGGTTAGCGTTATAGGAGCTTTGCCCGGTTATTATTTAGGCGACTACCTCTCTAAAATCCTACATGACGGTAAGGCTCAACGTTTTATTCATTGGTACTTTCCTTCTCGGTCAAAAAGGTTGAACCCCGATTCTGCAATTAAATATTTTTATTAAAGCAAATGGATATAAGAGAACATCAGAAAAATATTTATTTAACTAGGCAACGTAATTTCTTTGCGGGGCTTAGCGGTTTAGCGGTAATTGCCAACTTTTTACTTGTAGGGAAATTAGCCGTAATTGAGGAAAAAATTATCATGATACCCGGTATTGCTAGGGAAATGATAATAGAAGGCACACAGGTATCGCAGAGTTATCTGGAAGAAAGTGCCCTGCTTTTTGCTTCCTGTTTGCTTGATTTAACGGCGGATACAATCCTTGCAAAAAGGGACATGATTTTAAAACATGC